CCACCGAGCGTATAGTCTGGTCGCCTCAACCTGGACCTCAGGAGATGCTCGTTAACTGTCCTGTTACCCTTATAGGCTACGGTGGCGCTCGTGGAGGCGGTAAAACTGACGGCACCTTGGGTAAGATAGCCGTAGACCAAGACCGTCAAGGACGCGATTTTAACGCCATATTCTTTCGTAAGGAACTTCCTCAAGCCGACGACCTTATCGAGCGAGCTAAACAGCTATACCTACCCTTAAAAGCTCACTGGCAAGACCAAAAAAAGCAGTTCACATTCCCTCAAGGCGGTCGTCTTCGGTTCCGTCCTCTCGCTAATGACGATGATGCCGAGAAATATCAGGGACAGAACTTAACCCTCTGCTGTATCGAGGAGGCGGGTAACTTCTCCGACCCAAGTTGCATTTGGAAGCTCTTTGGAGCGCTCCGAGGACAGGGTGGTGGTCAGGTCATTCTTACTTTTAACCCAGGCGGCGTAGGCCATACGTGGCTTAAAAGGATGTTTGTAGAACCTAGTCCTATGGGAAAGAAGATCCTATGGAAGGAACTGCCAAACGGCGACAAATTTGACTACATTTACATTCCAAGCAAGGTTTACGATAACCAAATCCTCCTTGCTAAAGACCCTAAGTATATAAGTCGATTGCACATGGTAGGTTCTCCCCAACTTGTCCGTGCATGGCTAGAAGGAGATTGGGAAATCCATGAAGGAGCATTCTTTCCTGAGTTCAGTAGTAAACACATCGTTGCGCCTTTTAACATTCCTAAGCATTGGCCTCGCTACCTTGGCTACGATTGGGGGTATCATAGTCCTTTCGCTGCTGTTTGGGGTGCTGTCAGCTCTGGACGCGATGATCACGGCAATGAGGTTCCGTACCCCAAGGGAGCCATCATTATCTATCGAGAAATGCACGGAAAAGGCATTGATAACGTCGAACAAGCCAATCGTATCGCCTCCGTCTCGGTTGGTGAGAATGTACAAGCTGCTGCCGACCCCTCCATCTTCAACAATCAGGGAGGACCAACTATTGCAGATCAGTTTCATTCAGTGTTTGCACGGTACAAACACCCAAACTTTAGGCAAGCGGATAATGAAAGAGCGGGAGGATGGTCACAGATAAGACAGAGGTTGGTGGCAACGCCTCCTCTGTTATATATTACGGCTAACTGTCCTTACCTGTTAGAGACACTACCAGCGTTGGCAATTAACAAGAAGAAAATGGAAGACGCCGATAGTACTGGCGACGACCACGCTTGTGATGCTTTACGATATCTGTGTAAAGAGCGTCTTATTGATAGTAAGTGGCAGCAACCACCTGAAGTGTTTAACAAAGGTGTAATCAAGTTACAGGCATATGTCGCTCAAATGAGAGCAAACGCAGGTAGACCAAGGATATAAGTATGAAGCCACTCGTTGATAAGTACTCAGGTCGCTATTGGAAAATAGAAATAACTAAAGCCAAAGAGCGATCTAAGTCATTCATTGACATGGCCGAAGAATCAATTCGAGTCTATAACGCACATAAGCAAATCAATGTACTTACCGATACCGAGCGAAGACTTAATAGTTGGTGGTATTGCGTTAATACTCTCATGCCTGCTTATTACTCATCTACACCAAAAGCCGAAGTAGGACTCCGCAAGCGAACCGGAGGAATTATAGAAGAACTTTCCGCTACTATTCTCGAGCGAAATGTTCAGTATCAAATGGACGTAAATTTTCCATTCGATACCATTGGATCTAACGCAACATTGCAGTTTCTCCTTACAGGCCGTGCGGTTTTGTGGCCTCGCTACGAAGTAGAGCTTGACGATGAGATGGTAGAAATTGCCATCTTTAAGGCACCAGACGGCACATACGTTGACGATAAGGGTGCGCCATTTGATATTACCGACAAAGAGTTACGCCAAGGTCCAGGCAACATTACTCTTGTAAAAATTACTATTGAAGCAAAGAAAGAAGAGTACGCTTGCCTTGATGTAGTGCAATACAGCGATTATTTCTGCTCGGATGCTCGTAACGAAACTGAAGTTGAATGGAGAGCAAAACGCGCTTACTTAACTCGCGAAACAGCAGAAAAACTTTTTGGAAACCGCGCAGACAAACTTAAATACGATTCGTTTCCTGATAAAAATAGTCGCGACCGTCAACGAGATAATACAAACATTGAAGGTAAGGCTGAAATTTACGAAATCTGGTGCGAAGACGCAGAGCGAGTATTTTGGTATAGCGATAGTTTTGAAGAAGGAATTATTTTGGAGTCCGAGCCTCCATTTGAGTTCGAAGATTTCTATCCTTGCACTATTATAGCGCAAAGCACCGATCCAGATTCTGTGCTTCCAGTATCTGACTATGCTCACGTTAAAGACCAGATTCTTGAGGTAGAGCGTCTCACCACCCGCATTCATGCCGTAACTCAAGCTATTCGCACCAACGCTCTTTATGACTCAAGCCTTGGAAACCAAGTAGAGCAAATGCTTATTGGTGACCTTAAAATGGTGCCAGTTATTAACTGGCCGTCATATAAAGGCAGAGGCGGTCTTGCAAATGGCGTAGAGTTTATGGATGTGACTCCATATATTAACGCACTTCAAGTGCTGCAGGCAGCTCGCCAAACGGCCTTACAACAGCTTTACGAAACACTAAAAGTTTCAGACCTTCTTCGCGGAACAAGCGAACAATATAAGTCAGCCACTGCAAATCGCCTTGAAAACGCATGGTCCTCAATGGGACTTATTGTGCGTCAAAATATGTTCACCAAGTTTATGTCGGACGGCATTGAAAAACTTGGTACAATTATTGCGTCACAATTTGAGCCAGAGGACATATTTGAGATCGGAGATGCGGATAGACTTATATCGGCAGTTCTTCCTCCACCACCTCCACCTCCAGTAGGTCCAGACGGACAGCCTATTCCTGTCCCTCTTCCAGACCCACAGATACAGATAGACCAAGTTAAACAACAAATTATTGGTTTGTATCGTAATGACGATAGGCTTTCATACCGCATTCGAATTGCTTCAGATTCAATGGTTGCCGTTGATCAAGCACAAGAACAGCAAGAAAGCGCGCAACTCATGTCAACCACAGGAGAGTTTTTCAACCAAATGCGGTCGCTTATTGAGCAGTACCCACCGCTACTTGGGTTTTCTATAGAGCTATTTCAAAATGTTATTAAACGCTTTAAAGGTGGCAAGGAATTGGATGGAATCTTTACTAAGGCGCTTGCACAGATCGGTGAAATCGCTGCGGCAAAGGAGGAAGCTGCGAAACAACCGCCGCCGCCAGATCCTGTCATGCAAGAAGTTCAGGGACGCTTGCAAATAGCACAACTTGAATCGCAAGCACGTATCGAAGCAACTCGATTGCAAATGGCCGATGCTCACGAAAAGAACATGCTAGCATTCCAAGAACAGCAAATTAAAGCTCAACGAGAACAGTTAATGTCTCAGCTTGAGATTCAAAAGCAACAGTTTAACGAGTACATAAAACAGCAAGAAGTAGCGATCTCGCAACAAGAGGCGCAATTTAAGGCTAATAGCGTACAAGTAGACATGCTTAAAGTTCAGGCAATGACTGAATCTGAGGCTTCTAAACAAGCTATTACACAAGAAAGCAATCGCATGTCGCAAATTCTTGAGATTCAAAAACTCGAGCTTGAACAAATGCGTATGCGTTTAGTTGAATCAGAAAAGCTCATGGAAGAGCGACGTCTTGAATCTGAGCAACAACTTGAAAAGATCCGTATCGCTATGGATTCTATCAAGGTAGGTTCGCAAGAGGCTACAAAGTCTCAACCAATTGTTATCAATAATGTCATTCCAAAACGTGCAAAACGTGTTGGTAAGGTAACAATGGATGAATTCGGTAATCCAAGCATTGAGCTTAACGACATGGATGAAGAGGCATAAACGTGTCAGATAACGTAACAGTATCTAACTCACCTACAAGCATTAACACTGACATACCTGTTCGCACACTTGATAAGGGTGGCGAGCAGGTACAAGTCATGACTGTAGATTGGGGTGGTGCTGGCGCAGAGAATCTTACTGTTCCAGACTTTGCTACGGAAACAACATTGTCGGCTCTGGAAGGAAAAGACTTTGCCACCGAAAACACTTTGCAAAGTATTAACGCTGCAATCGCTGGCGGCTTGTATTTCAACATTACAACCAACTCAGACATTCTCGGCGTAAGCGTTGGAGGCCGAAGAAACAATGAGATCGAACTAAGTTTCTTTGACTCGTTTGATGCAAATCTTATTAACAACACTCATAGTACTACTGGTTCAGCAACCATTACAGCAGGACACGCACAATACAGCACTGGAACTAATACAAACGGTGCTTCGCGTGGAGAAACCATTTACAAATGTAACTACAGACCTGCACACGAAGAATACGCTTTTTTTACTGCGGCATTTACAACAGGAATTGCAAACTCATATCAGCGCATTGGTATTTACGATACTGATAATGGCGCTTTCATTGGATACGAAGGTACGTCATTTGGCGTGACGCTTCGTAGTGGAACTAGTGATACAAGAATAGCGCGAACAAGTTGGAATGGCGATCCGCTTGATGGTTCTGTTGGCTCAATCTTTACTCGTGCTGGCACACCAGAAGCAATCAATCTTGCGTATTCAAATCTTTATCGCATTCGATTTGCTTGGCTTGGCTCAGCATCATTTATATTTGAAGTGTTTAGTCCTGACGCAAAATGGGTAACCTTCCACACCATTCGCATACCTAACTCACAACTTGCACCGTCAATTCAAACTCCTAATCTTGGAATGAAACTTGAATGCGTTAAATCAGGTGGTGGAGCCACAAATTTATCAATTTACACAGCATGTTGGGCGGCTGGAACTACATCAGATTACAATCCAGTTACAGAAACTCTTACTGATTACAGCATGGCTAACCTTACCCGTGCTATTATTGCCGGACGCTCCAGCACTGGTGGTGGAACGTACTACAACGTAAAAGTTAATCCGTCTGGTTCCCTTATTACTGCTATTGGCGATATCACAGGCATTGTTGGCCAAAATACGATGGCAAACAGCTTGCCAGTAGCTATAGCAAGTAACCAAACTGCCATACCTGTTACAGATAATGGTGGTTCACTTACAGTTGACGGTACTGTAGCTGCAACACAAAGCGGCACTTGGAACATTAACAATGTAAGCGGCACGATTAGTTTACCTACGGGTGCTGCAACAGAAACAACGCTTTCCACCCTCAATGGTAAAGTTACGGCATGTAACACAGGTGCAGTTACTATCTCTACGGCTTTACCTGCTGGAACAAATAACATAGGCGATGTTGATGTTCTTACGTTGCCGGATGTTGCGCTGAAGAATTATTCAACAAGTGCTGTAACAAGTGTCGTTTCAGCGGCAACAAGCACAAGTGTTCTTGCGAGTAACGCAAATCGCCGCATGGCAATCATGGTGAATGACACCGACAGAAACACTTATGTAAAACTTGGTGCTACTGCTAGTACAACCAGTTTTTCGTACAAACTGTCGCCTGGTCAAATATTGGAACTTCCTATTCCAATTTATACAGGCGCTATTGATGCTATATGGGATGCAAGTCCGACGGGTAGTATGCGGGTTACGGAGATCACATAATGCCAGTTTATGGATCAGATGTACCTGTAGGTGCTGGCATGATTTGGTATACCAATACCGCTCCCGCTGGCTGGTTAATTGCTGATGGTAGTAGCTTAAACCGAGCTGATTACCCAAAACTGTTTGCCGTAATAAACACTACTTACGGTTCAGCAAGCGGCACAACCTTTAACATTCCTGACCTTAGACAGCGTTTCCCGATGGGTAAAGCGGCTTCTGGCACAGGCAACACTCTTGCTGGAACAGGCGGTAGTATAGACCATACCCATAGCGTTCCTGCGCATTATCACGGGATGGGAACTGGTGCTGATTTGGCAGTTAGCAATTCTCCTAGTGGTTACAGTGCTTGGGGTGGTCAAATTACGAC